GAGCCGCCGAGTGCAGCACCGCCAGCTATAGCCTTAAGACCAGCAAGGCTTGCACCGCCCGTTGCTGGAGCGGCGAGGACCGCACCAGTACCCATACCGATAAGCGGAAGTATATCAGCGAAGGTGCTACCCCCCTTGTCAGACATTTCTTTAGCAGCCTTCATCCTGGCAATAGACGTTGTCTTGCGGCCATACTTCATAAGGCTACCTCAATCAATCTCTAGGAGGTCAGCGACAGACTCGATTGGCGTGACACCAATGTTCGCCTTCTGTTGTTGGTAGTTATGCCAAACGCCCCACAGCTTGAGTGACTGATTTATAAATGCAGGAAGCATCATAAACGCAATCAAACAAAGATATGGAGCGCAGGACATATTCTCTCCAATCGCAACTGAAGAAGGGGCCTCCGAAGAGGCCCCGTTTCATCAGATGTCGATGCCAGCGATAACCGCCTGGGCGTTGGGTCGAGTACAGGCAGTATTGTAGTAGTGCCTGTAGTAACCCTCGGCTGCGTCGGTGGCCGACACACGAGACAGTGCGGAACCGTCAAAGTCTGCGAATCCGCCCTTGTCAAGCTGCAACAGCTTCCAGTGCTTCATGGACATAAGGATCATGCCACCGCGACCACAGTGTCGGCTGGAGCGAATCTCCACGCCACCATAGCTGAGTCCGGTGAAACCACCGTCGCCACGACCAGCCTTGTCGCTGATCGTTTGAATGTTTGCGGTAAGCAGTGCGGTGTAGCTCTGCCGCTGCAACGGGTTCATGAAGAGGACGTCGATGTCTTCGCCGCTTTCATTAAGCACGGAATCGATGGCCGTCTGAATAACATCCAAATCCAACGCTGCACGCGCAACCGCAGCACCGGGCTTAAAGCCGTTCGATGCCAAAATGGGAGTCGTTGCACGGGTAACGCTAAACAGTACAGACGCACCCAGGTTTCCGTAGATACCCAATGGCTGCTGGGCATAGGTGTTTGCACCCGCCAGGGCATTGTTGGTGGTGACCTCGACAGCAAGAATCATATCTGACTGTGCGGCGAGCAATCCGCCAACAAGCGTAAATGTTGCCTCGCGGGCAAGTTCAGCCCCCGCGTGAAACGTAATTGCAGCGGTATCAACAATGGCACCAGTGTTGATGTCAACCAAGTTACAGGTTGTAATGCCCGCATTAATCTCTGCGGAAAGTTTTGGCATGTCACCAAAGAATGCGCCAACATGACCAGCCCCGCCTGCGGCGAGAGCGCCATGGGTAAAGGTGACATACCCGAACACCTGACCACCAGAAAAGACAGCTTCGTTCATCTTGTCGCGCACATCTTCTGCCAGAAGGTCCATTGAGCCTTCCATCCAGTTGATAACTTGGTCAGAGTTGCCCTTGCGAGCAGCAGTCATGACCATGCCGTCAACCTGGAAGCGGGCCAAAAGGCGTCGGGCTTCGACGGAGAGCTTCTCGAAGGTCTGCTCTGTTGCTGGGGGGACATCTCCAGCATCGCTGAACTGAACGCCACCACTAAGACCGGTAACTCCAGTGTGAACGGGGATGATGGCAACGCGGCCTGCCCAGTTAACGCGGGCTTTTTCAAACATATCGAGTGCGATGGTCTCGCGGTTTAGCTGTTCCTGTACTGGTGACAGGAAGAACTCTTTGAGAAGTTTTCCAATTTCGTTTGTTGAAAGAGGCATGAGTTTTGAGGCTCCTTTAAGTCATTCTTGCGATAGCCTCTTGTACTGCTTTGTACCGGCTATCACGGTCGAGGGGTTTTGGTGCTTCCTCAGTTTTGGCTGCACCAGTTTTCTTTGGGCGCGGAGGCCCTACTTTTTTCTTCGGTGCGACTTCCACTGTCTTCATGTGCTCTGCAATCGCCTTCTCTTGAACCTCTGCAATGTAGCTGCTGTATCTTTCAGCCACAGTATTGAGATTCTCGTTTGGGTTTTGCACCACAGCTTGAATCAGTAGCTCGCGTGGTACGTTGGGGTGTTGCTCCAGAACGCCGTTAAGTTCTTGTTCTAACAGCGCTTTTTGTTGCGACACCTCAAACCGTGTAAGTCGTTCGTTAAGTTCCTCATACTGATCAGGTACTTGGGACTCTTCCAACGCCTCGTCTAGCCAGTCTTTTTCTTCTACTGGCTCTTTGGGGGCTCTTGCTTGCTTCGGCTGATTGACCTGAGCTTTAAGCTCTTCAATCTGTTGCCTAAGCGACTCACCCTCTTCTCTAAAAGAGTTTCGGGCCTGGATGATCTTTTGGAACCTTTTATAAGGCACAGCGTGACCATCAGCATCGTCTCCCTTGTCATCTTCGTCTCCGTCTTCAGACGCCTCGGCGTCAACAGGTGATGAACCCTCTTCAGAAGCGGCCTCTACCTCTTCTGATACATCTTCTTCTAACGGTGACTCTTCCTCAACTTCCTCAACTGCTTCAGGCTGGGCTTCCACCTCAACCTCTGGCTCCGCAGCATCAGACAAACGACTGGCGAGATCGTCAAGTGCGCCTTCATCTAACAGGTTGCTCATTGCGTCCCCTACGATGGGCTTTAGACCGCCCAAAGAAAGTCATAGAAATCAGTTCATCATACTGAACACGGTTTCGAAAGTATAGTCATCCTGTTTATTCGGGCTATACCTCTTACCGTGTACAGCTTCCCACTTGAGCACCTCTTGAATTGACGTGGGCTTCTTGAGCTTTGTTGTCTGGTAGATATAATCAGACTGCTCATAGGCCACATACGCCAGGGCTACGGAGAATATGAGGTCATCGTGACAGCCGGTGTCATGTCTCGGCTTTCCGTTTACATATACAAAAGTATTCAACTCATGCTGTAAACGCTCATCGATTACCTTCATCTTTTGGCCCATAAGAAGCTCGTGGAGCTTGGCCATCAGTAGTGCCCTGGTCTTTGTGTTGGTGTTGAACCCTAGTTTCTCGGTTAGCTCTGCCGAGGTCTTATCCTTAATCATGCGTCGGTACAGATGCGGGTGCTCACCCCTCTTGAGGTACTCAATGACTGCGTATCCGGTGGACGCGGCCTCGACGTTGACCATGGCGTTGTACTTGGTCGCGGTTGCCATGACTTGGCACGCAAAGTCTTGCACGGGTTCTTTGTTGTAGTATGTCGCCACAATCCGTGGTGGCTTGGAGCGTGTCAGCACTGTGAATGCTGAGTAGTCACCACTTGGCCCACCTTCGGCGGCATCGACGCCCATGATGTATGCCTGGAGGGGGTTGGGTGTTTCGTACTCGATGAGCCCGACTCCGACTTTGGCATCTGGGAAAACGAGGTCGAATACGCGCTCACCGCTGCTGATGAAGCATGAGACGGCATCGCTTGCGTACTCTTGCCTGAATGTGGCTGTTGAGTTTGCACATTTGGTGCGGAGTGTTTGGATTGCCCAGTTCTTCTGACTCTTTGAGAGTGCTGGCAGAGACTTGAGGAATTCCTTTTCGCTGTCGGTCGGTGCTGGCTCGACCTTCTTCTTCTGGCTATAGCTGGGCTCAATGAGCCACGAGATGAACGCCTTGTTGTACCCGGACTCAGTGGTCCACAGGTTGTGGTAATGGTTCAGGCCGTTGGGCGTACTCTCGAAGATGATGGTTGGGTTTTCACCAGCCGTCTGCAACAGAGCGGCAATATCTTCGTCGGGACTTTTCCAGAACGCGGCTTCTGAGGCGTGGATGCTTTGGTAGGTCGAACCACGGAACCCGTTTGGGGTGCCGACTTTGATTCGAGAGCCGTGTTTGAACCTTAGTTCGTTGGCGTTTTCGTTTGTAGATGGGAGCCTTAGTTGCGCCGGAAGATTGTCATAAATCGTTTGATAGATGTTGAAAATCTGCCTAACAGCTTCAAGAGTATGGGCAGCAATCGCGACACGGTGATTTCTGATAAACAACGCTTTATGAAGGTAGTAAGCTGCAACAAAGGTCGATGTTCCTGTCTGCCGTGCCTTGAGAACGATTTGCCACTGGTTAGTTTGAAGTGCCTCATAGAGCATCTTTTGGGATGCATTGAGTTCAAACTTAACGAGCTTACCGCCCTTATTGATTATCTTTACGAATTTGCAGAAGTAAAGAAAGTCGTCTTTGCATCTACGTATCTGCTCAAGGTCTGACTTTGAGTACTGCACCCTAGCTTGCGGCGAGGAGTGTGTTGGCTACGTGAGCAATTACGCTTGCAGCCGCAGCCATTCCTGCCCATTTGACGTGTGCCATCCCAGCAGCCAGCAGTTTGACGCTGGTGGTCAGGTCGTAGATGTTGGCCGTTAAATCTTTAACGTCTCGCTCAAGGACGCCGAGGCGATGATTGATAAGTTCTTCGTTTGTGTCGCTCATTCGTCGCCTGCCAAGATAGAGAGTAGGTCTTGGTGCGTTTCTTTCGACGAGTTATTCTTGTTGATGTCAGCCAGCAGCCTGAGAGCGTCGAGTTTAACTTTTGCTCTTGAGGCGTTGTTTCCATCGGGGGCATCGTCGGGCGTCTCAACAATGAGCCGCAGCACCAGTTCTTTAATTCCAATATCATCAACATCGACGGTGGGCAACTGTGCAATGACCTGGGAGAGTGTTTTGGCGTCCCTGCTACTCATGGCGGTCCTTCATCATCGGTAATACGCGACAGTAAAGTGCTCTGACGCGATTGCCCTTATTCGGTTCATATCTTCAACAAAAACTGTACGGCTACACCTTGTAAGCTTACGGAAGTCAACCGGGGTTATCAACCCCAGGAGCAGATAGACGTATGGTCTACCCACCTGTTCATCGATGGCCTCGATGAGTCTAACTACCTTAAGGCGCAGTAACGGGCTTGTTGACGCGGTGGCGAAGGGTGCCTCTGTGTCTACAATTTCTTCAATCATGTTGTACGCAAGGCTGACGGTTCTGCCATCCTTTTTGTACTGACACTCCAGCTTGGCCAGTACATTTAGTGCCCGGTAGTAGACAATCTGCGGTGAGAAGAACGCGCCAACGTGGTCGCGCTTCTTCATCTCCCTGGTCTTTGAGAGCAGGGTTGTGATTGCCACTTCGTATGCTGCATCCTTGATATCGGAGCGCATAAGCTCTGCAATTTGCAGCAGCACACTTTCGAGCTTTGGCTTTTGCTTTCGTAGGCCCAGGACCAGTTTGGTCATACACTCTGGAGCCCAGCAGAAGTCTGTGCGTTTGTCGTACTGGTATAGCTCTGAGTCACAAAAGTGGCATGGCTTTGCGCCATCTCTAGCTGGGTAGCTACTGATGCGCTTGAATAGCCTGCTATCTTTGAATGACTTAGTGCTGCGCTTCCTTTTCGGTAGCGACGTCCCAGTCACGGATAATCCGCCCGCACATTGCTTTGTGAACGTCGCAGCCGTCGCCTTCATCATCCATCCCCATAATTTGAGAAGCAGCAGTTAAGAATTCTACAATCAGTCTAACGGCATCGGTGTCATCAGGCTTTGATTCGAGGACGTGTAGTGCGCCCCTTACCAGTGAGACGGCAGCATGGAGACTTGGGGTACTCTCGATATAAGAATCAGTACCCGCCAGTTTTGCCGTAGTTGTGAGTTCTTCTCTGGTAATAAGAAGGAGGGCCTTGACGCTTTGGTTAAACGTGAGGGAGGTCTCCGTGCCATTAGCAACGTCATGGGTGACTTTGAGTGAGTCTTTGATGGAAGAGACTGTTTCATAGAAGCTGCCCCATATCATTCCTCCTGGTGGTTGTGTTGACTCACCTTCTTCGATTGCCGTAATGAAGTCATCATTTTTGATTTGTTCGTCGCTCACATTACTCTCCTATGTATGCGTGTACTTCGACCCATGAGCCAGTTTCGGCGCATCGTGCAAAGCCTTCCCATCGGCTACCAGTGCCGAGTAGTAGGTCATGCATGTCGTAGCTGAGTCGTTTTACTTTTGACGGGTATGAGCCGACATTGCCTTCGATTGTGTGTAGTATGCCATCGGACACTGATTCGACAATGCCGATGTGTCCTTGCCATGAGCCGGGGGCACCTCTATCCCAGAGGACGACATCACCGGGCCTTGGATCTTGTACGTTTGCGCCAGTGACGGTGACATTGCTGAAGAGTCTCTTGGCCCCACCGCTTCTTTTGAATGGCATTTCGATACCGATTTGCTTTGCGCCTTCTTCAAAGCAGTACGAGACGAATGCGGCACACCATGCGCCATCGTCATCATCGTTCCCATCGTCAGCGATGCGATGATACTTGGCGACATGCATACCCGAGTTGTTTCCACCTTCTTCGCCGTACCCGATTTCGCGGCGTGCAATTTCGAGGGCTGCTGCTGCGAGTGGTCCGATATCGACACCATCGCCTTCGAACATTGAGTCGATGAGGCTTTGTTGTGTGTCTGGTCCGCACTTGCCATCTGGTTCCAGGTTTTTGCATCCTTGCCAGAACTCGACAAGTTGCGCGATCATGATATGGGTAAGGTTACCCTTTTCAAATTCTCTTAGATTGTATTCTTCTGGTGTCATGTCTGCCTCCTACTATTCCTCACCATCGAAGCACATGCACGGCTCTGATGGTGCCATAAAGAATGGCATTTTAACCTGTCGTCTGTCTGCATCCACAATCTCTTCCCACGACAGGTTTCTTGCCAACCCTCGCACGGTTGAGA